TAATTGAGTAGAAATTCTCTCACGAATATTTGTTGGAACAATACCGGTTGAATTTGATTCATTATATAATTGGTCTTTGATGTAATAATCAAAAATATTTGTTGATTCTACAATATACCAACGATTGTAACTTTGAAAAATCCTTAAATTAAGAGATTCCAATATATACAATAATTGATCTTTTGCGTTTAAAATTTCAAAATCTTCTGTTTGTTCTTCTGACCTACTTAACAAACCAATGTCCGTTTCAAAATCTTCATTTCCGCCAAAATAAGGCGAACGAATATCGCTTGCAATATAAATGTCTAAATCTAAATTTAAATTTTCTAAAATTTCTTTTAAACGCGTTAATGCGGTCAAATTTAATGGTGTACTGTCATTGTTGTAACCGGACGGACCGGCAAATTTTGCCAATGTACCTAAACCGTCAAACGCATTAAATTGTATGCCAAACGGCGTTGTTGTCATTTTTTCTTTATATCGGTCTACAACTAAAAATCCGGACCAATACGCACCCCAACGATAAAAATTGTCGTCGGTTATGGCGTCCACCACGCATGACAACGATTCAACCTCTCCGCCGTCCTCAACAACGCGGTTTTGATAATACGTTGAAATTGTTTCAAAATTATTTAAAACGTTGTCAACGCATTCAAAAGATTCGCACGTTCCGCCGTCGGCTTCGACGCGGTCCAAATATATTTCGCCTTGACTTTTTGCGTATGAAACAACAACTTTAAATTCGCGTTCGTCGAACTTATAAAAATCGTCATATGAAACGGAATCCGTAACCAATAAAGACAACGTACATTTTGATCCTATTATTGGTTTATAAAAATCGTCTGACGATTGCCACGAAATTTGAACCGGATTTGCGCCGCCTATCATTGGCAATACGTCGCCGGTATAATCTTTTTTTAGTATTTCAACTTTTTTTCCAAATCCTAAAACATCGGAAAAAATTAATCGGTATTTAACGCCGTACGCCATAATTTAGTTTTAATATATTCGACCGGCCGTTTCATTGGCGCGTTCAATTGCAATGAGTAAATCTTGACCGTCAACGCGAACGGAACCGGTAACGTTTACGTTTCCGCCACCACCAACGCCGCCGATCATTCCTTGTAATTTATTTAACGGCGCTATAACTTCCGGATTTGAGCGCGCGCCTGGATATTCACCAACTAACCCCATTGTTGGACCGCTAACAATACCACCGTCCGCAAACTTCGAAAATGATTTCCCAATTAAAGCGGTTGCGCCGGCTATTAATGCCGGTAACACAAAGGCCGCAGCCGGTCCAAAACTTTTTGCCGTATCAGTTGCGCCGGTTATACCGTTTGACATTGCAACCTTTAAATTGTGTCCAACAATATCTAATGAATCTTTTGCTAATTTTCCAACAAATGCGCCGGTTGCTGATGATGCACCGCCGAACGCGTTTGTGATTGCATTTCCTAAAACTCCAAATGATGCTTGAACTTGACCGCTTATTTTGTTAGTCAATTCCATTGCCGTTTGCATATCCATTGTGAACCCTAAAAAATTAGCCTTTTTTTGTTCATAAACGGCGGTTTCTGCTTCTAATTGTGCCGCGTCAAATGCCGCTTGTTGTTCGGCGGTCAAAAGATTGTTTTCTGCTGCTAAAAGCCGTAATTCTTCATATTTTGCGCGTATGCGTTCGATTTCCAACGCTTTTTGTTCTTCTTCACTTGCGTTTGTCGCGTCTGCAATTTGTTGTTTCGCGTCCAACAATTGTTGTTGTTGGGTGCGTTCCTCGTTTAATTTGTCAACGCCTTTTTGCTTTAAACGTTCGGTTTCGGTGTTGTCAATTTCCGCCAATTTAGCTTGTTTGGCGTTTTCTAATGCAATGCGTTGGTCCGCGGTTGTCTTTTCGTTATTTATTAATTCGTTATAATGCGCTTCGGCGTCGGCGCGTCTTTTCTTATATGCTTCGGCGTCATTTGTGACTAATGCCGAATTTATGTCATTTTGTAATTGTTTTAATTTGTCCGCAGCCGCTTGTGCGTCTTCCGGATTTACAACCGGCGTAATATCAACGGTAATTGGTTCGGTTCCAACGCCGGCGTCGGTTGTTGCGGTTTCAACCTCTTTTGATTCCAATTCCGCTTGTTGTTCCAATACGCCTTTGCGTTCTTTTAAAAGCGAAATATTTTCCTCTAAACGTTTTTTTCCTTGTTTATATGCACCTAACGAAATCCGGCTTCGTTTCGCTTCTAATTCGGCCAATTCAGTTTCGGAATTTTTTAATTCCTCATTGACTTGTAAAATGTCTAATTTTCCAATTGACGCCGCCGTCGCTTCATTTTGTGCCTTTTTGTAACTTCTTAACGCTAAAACAACCGCAGCAATCGCCGCAGCAACGGCCAAAATTGGATTCGCAATCATCGCCGTAGTTAATAATCTGAAACCGGTTGCCGCTATTCCTAAAATAGGACCTAATGCCGAAATTCCGGTCATTAATTTTCCAAATATTATAAGCAATGGACCGGCCGCCGCTAAAATACCGGTTAATGTTAAAATAATGTTTTGCGTTTGTGGCGATAAGTTTTTAAATGAATCCGCCAAACCTTTAACAAAATTTGACAACTTTGTAATTCCATTAACAACCGCCGGCAAAACAATTTGTCCGATTTCCATTAAAGAATTTTTCATTGTCGCCATTCCTTGAGCAAATTTAAATGATGCCGATTGCGATGTTTTTTTAAACGCTTCGTCTGTTGCACCGGTTGCCCTTGTCATTTCGTCAAACAATGCAATGTTGTCATTCATTGATGAGCCGGTTAAATCCAAAACCCCTTTCCAGGCCCTAACGTTTGGCGCAATGTCTGTAAATTCTTGACCGGTTGCGTCCAAACCTTGTTTTAACATTGATAACGTTCCCATTAAACCTTTTTCGGCCAATGTTTCTTTTAATGAATCGGACGTGAACCCCATTTTATTAAATGCGGCTTCGGCGTCTGCCGTCGGTTTTGCTATTGTTGTTAAAATGGCGTTTAATTGTGTCGCACCATTTGCGGCGTTTGTTCCGGTTTTTGACATTGCAGCCAATGCCGCGCCGACTTGATCAAACCCAACGCCCATATTTGACGCAATCGGAATGACGCCGCCCATTGCACCGGCTAATTCTGACGCTTCTAATTTACCTAAACGAACCGCCGACGTCAAAACATCGGTCGCAGCGGTTGCACTTAAATTTTCGGCGCCGTATGCGTTCATCGCTGACGTTGCCAAATCTGCAATTGTCTTTGTTTCGCCTAAACCAACCGCCGCCGCTTTTAAAGACGCGTTTAAAACGTCCGTCGCTTGTGAACCTCTTAATCCGGCCGACGTAATAAAAAACAACGCTTCGCCGGCTTCGTTTGCACTCCGTCCGGTTTCTGTTGCCATTGTTTTTGCGGCTTCACCCATTTTTGCGACTTCGTCCGCAGCAACGCCAACCAATGATTCAATTTGCGTCATTGACTTGTCAAAATCCAATGCCAATTTTGTCGCGGCCGCACCGGCTGCAACAATCGGCAAAGTTAATTGAGTAGACATTGAACGTCCAACGCTTTGCATTTTTTTTCCGAACGCATTCATTTGAGAATTTGCGGAACTTAAAGCGTTTTTTAATTTCGACGAATCGCCGGTAATATTAATTTTTAAATTTGATTCGGCCATAAAGAATATTTTAAACAAAAATACAAAAAAAAAGACGCTTTTATTTTAGCGTCGTTTTCTTTGTCATTGATTCGGCTTTTAACTTAAACGCTTCCATTTGTTCGCGCGTTGATTTTGGTTTATCGCGTTCTTTTTTGCGTTTTTTATCAACCGGCAATTCAAATAATTTTTCCGGTTTTATCATTTGCGATTTCTTTTGACAATTTACGTTGTGGATCATTGCCGCCAAATAACGCGTTTGTTCCCAATGCAAATTTATATTGTTGTGATAATGTTCCGCCAACAACGCATTTTCACGCCACGTTTGCCGCCAAAAATCGTTTGGGTGTACGCCTATTAAACCAATATAATAATTGGTTAAACTTTGGAATGTTATTTCTTTGACGGCTTCGGCTTTCCCACTTCTTTCGTGTCGCCGGTTAAGCTATTGCCTAAAATTTTAGATTCCAACATTGTTTCAACAATGGCGTTTATTTTGTCCGGTTCTAAATCGTCGAGCCACGGCCCAAC